GCCCGCCTGCCCTACCGAGTATGGAGTTCTCATCGGACAGGAAACCCAACCGGTTCTTGAACCAGAAGATGTCATTGATCGGTGACCCGACAAACGACGGGCTCGGGCTGGTCACTTCGTCACCGCACTTGCGGCGCTCCCAGTTCACAGGGCCAAAGGTGAATGACCCATCAGCCTGACGAACGAGGGCGTGTGGCATGGTTTCAGCATCGAAGGCCAGACGACTGCCTGGCTTTGCACATTCGACCCAGCGTCCACCAGTGATACCTGCGGTGCTGTCGTTGGCCGTGAAGCGGACATAGTAATCGTCGTAGGCCGTCGTGACGGAACCCTTGACCTTCACAGCGACACCCGGATGCCCGAAGGCTGGGAGATCGGTGAAGTCCTGCGTCTCGTACTGGATCGCCTTCATGGCATGGCCGTTGTAGCCATCTTCCACGGTGACCGTGAACGGGCTGGCCGAGGACAGGTAGATGACGCCCTTGCCTGCCACGATGGTCATAGCGCCAGCGAGGGTAGTCGTCAGGTTCTTGTCGGTGGCCTTGTAGGTCCACGCGACGGTGCCGTTGACCGTATTGCCGAGGTTCTGGGTCTCGCCTGTCGCCAGACGCCGAGCGATGTACGCGGTATCCACGCCGGGGCTTTGGGCACCAGAGGTCCCGTCAGGCGTCGAGTAGCTGGCCTTGAGCACACCGTCGATCGAGATCGTGTATGTCTTGCCGTAGTTGCCAGCCATCACGTAGACCATGGCCTCGTAAGGCTGCGCCGGTTCCAGCGTGTTCTCGTCCATCTTGACGGCTCGCTGGGTGTTCGTGAGGTAGGTGTAGTCGCCGATGGTGGCCGTACGATACGGGGGTTCCTTGAGGTCGCCGACGTATTGGAGATACTGGAGGCCACCGGTATAGTTTACCTGCCGCTCCTGACCGTCGAGGGTGAACACGCGGATACCGCTCTTGGACCAAAGGGTCTCGTAGCGTTCCGTGGTGTCTCGGTTGATCGGGTGGCAGTGATGCGGCTCTGACGTGAAGTCACCGACGAGCTGCGGCCCACGAATGAGCGGAGGCCTCTTGATGAGACCATCGACGATCGTGGAGTGTGCGTTGATTTGCAGGTCACCCTGAGACGCCATACGCAGGGCCATTGCCTGCTGCGATACGCCATTGATGAAGTTCGAAATGGTGCTGGAGATGCGGGCCATTATCGACGTGCGAGGAGGCCCTGCATGAACTGGCTGTCCGTCAACATGTTCGGATCAGTCGTCTCGATCTCGGCATCCATGAGGGCAGCTCTGGCCACCAGCTCGTCCTGTTCGGTAAACGAATGGACAGCGTTGTCGCCGAAGTATTGGTCTTGGTACTTCCTGGCTGCGCGGATGGTGCAGTAGTTGGCGACGTAAGGCGGAAGCTCTTCGAACGGGAAACCGAAGGTGATGTCGAGGCTGACCGACTTGGTCCAGAGGTACGTGTGATCGTCCTTGTTGTAGAGCTTGGTGCCACGCTGGACGACGTTGGTGCCGACATCCGCGCCGTCCGTGTCCACCTTCAGGGTGTTGCGGGGCAGGATGATGTAACCGGACTGATCGGGGGTGATCGTGTAGCCGGTCTCGTTGTTGAACGAGAGCCCTTGCGTCTGCACTTCAACAAGGGTCGCTCGTAGGGTATTGCGGGCTAGTGAGGCGTCTGTGATTTCGTTCTCGTCCAGCGAAGAGATCGGGCTGGATGCGGTGGTGGCGAGAATGACGTTGACAGCCTCAAGCTCCGTGAGTGGCGTTAAGCCATCAAGTGAAGACATAAGGGTTCCTTGAACGAAAAAAACCGAGGCCCCGTGAGGGACCCCGGCTGGGAGTGGATTAGAGGATCGAGAGTTCGACCGCGCCTTCGCAACGAACAGGGCCGTGGCCCATGGCGTACTTGGCAACGAACAGAGTACCCTGACGGGCGATCTGGTATTCGCTCTCGGACTTGAGATCCATCAGCTTGACCGTACCGACCGCAGAGCGGTGCGTGATCAGACCAGCAGTCTTCGAGAAGTCACCAAGGTACTTGCCCGTGGTGATGTTGGTGTTCGGCAGGTTGGCAGTCTTGACCGGGAGGATTTCCGCGATCATGGCAACCGTGCCGTTTGCGTACGAACCTTCGCCACCCCAGTCCTTGTTGATGACCTTGGTCGTCTTGACGAGGGCGTAATACTGCGCCGGTTTCATGTACGAGTAACGCTCGGTGGCCGGAATGAACTTGTCATCCAGAAGAGCAGCGGCGTCGAAGTGGGCGTCGGCGAATGCCTGAGCATCCGTCAGGAAGTTGGCGTTAACCAGCTTGCCACCACCGGGGAGACCGGTAACGCGAGCGGACTGACGAGAAGCGAGGACGCCGTTGATGGCGACGTTGCGGTCGAATGCCTGGGCGAGTTCTTCACCCATCTGGTTGGTAAATTCGCCACGAACGTCAACGTGCAGCTTGGCCTCTTCGATGTTCGCGATGAACGTCGAGGTGAGGAGCAGATCGTCGATGGTGATGACGACTTCGTTGACCGGGATGCTACCGCCGAGGACTTCAGTGCCCGGAGTATGGTAGGCGGCGTTGGCCGAGCGGCCGGTTGCGTAGAAGGAGGCCGACTTGCCGTTGGCAATGGTGCGGACCTGATGCTTGTCTACAAACTGCGACGTGCGCGTGAATGCAGTGATGATTTCGCCAGTGGCGACCTTGAGGAACAGTGCATCAGATGCGCCTGCGCCGTTAGCCTGACCCAACGGAGATACGATAGCGTTAGCCATTTTGGTAGTTTCCTTACGATGTTCTGAGGTTTGCGCGGACCTAAGAGCAACACGGAAGGTTCATTGAGATTATCCTTGCACCATCCCCCTCAAGGGAAAGTATTCGGGTCACAAGTCGTCTTTCTGTGAGACACTTGGTTCCAGTAGTCACCGCCTAAAAAGGACAGTGTGACTTGCTCGAACGTTCGTAAGATTGGACGGGGAGCGGGATTTGATACCCGATCTCTGGGAGCGACCCAGTGTTTTACTTAAACTAACCCCCGGTAGGGTATACCGCTCAGGCATGTCTTGCGACAGAGGCCCGAGGCTTACGTATTAGTTCATCTGGGAGACCAGAGATTGCGCCATGACATTTGCCATGTAGCTGTTTGGATGTGTGCCGTCCGCTGTCGGAACAGGCGGTGCTGGCCATATGAGACTGTCGCGAGCCGTCATGGCTGCGTCGGCTGCGTCGATGATCTGACTGACGTTGGCAGGCTTTGCACGGATGACCCCGTTGATCGGGACCAATGCGGCCATGTTGCCGTCCGTCTTGCCCGACTGGTTCACCGTGGTGGCGTAGGCGTCGGTAGATGCGGAACGAGGCGTCAGGGTTGTCTGGTAAATACGCTTGCCACCAAAGAGACCGTAGATTGTCTGCTGGTCGGCGAGGATTTGGGCCTGCGTCCTTGATAGACGGAGGTCGTTGATCCCGTGTTCGCAGATGACATCGGTCAGAGGCAGGAGGGCCAGGAACGGGGTCACAAGGCTCAATGCCGTAACGAACTCGGTAGCCTGCTGTCCCGGCTTGGTGATCTTGACGTAGGGATAGCCATGCACGTCTAGCGCACGAGCAATCCAGCCAGAGCCACGCTTTGCACCGACGCCCGTGATATCTCCTTCACCGAAGGCAATACTGTCACCGACGATTCCGTAGCTGCGAGCGCCATTAACGGCAATGTCACCTACCATCGCTGTCGCACCAAACGTGGTGACAACCGAGGTGGCGCTGATGGTTCCAGAGTTTCCAAGGTCGGAAGCGGAGTTACCGTCAGGTACGCCCACAGCCTGCGAGGATGCTGGCAACTGCTGGCAAGGGAAGGTCGAGTTTGCCGTGAGGTTGACGGTACGTTCCCAGAACTCGGCACCTGCCGGAATGGTGAGGTTGATCGGATCTGAGATCACGTTGCTCGCGGAGATCGTCACCGTGGGCTGACCACCCCACAGAACCTGCGTGAAGACGCCTGCGGGGTATTCGATGTAGCGTTTGATAGTACGGGTCGAGGCGAGCTGCGGCTGATTGCCAACGATGGCGAAGTTGCAGTCGATGGTCTTGAAGTTCGAAACCGCCCCGTCTGGATGGGCAAAGTGAGAGCGCCTCGACGTGTAGTTCGCCGGTAGCGAGGCAGTCATCGTGGGCGCTTGGAAGCGATTGGCGATAATACCCACTGTCTTCGGAGGACCGGACAG